AATGGTTCTTACCGCCCATCAATTCCAAATATGGCGGGAGCTTCAAGTTTGTCCTTGGCCAATTCTGGAACAGTAGGCGGTTCAGTATATAATATTACAGTGAACGCACAAACAAGTGCCAATACTGATGAAATAGTAAAGGCAGTAGTAAATAGCGTAAAGAGACTAGAAGGAATGTCTAGCTCAAATAGAACTGTGAGGGTATAATGAATTTTCCAATAGCGGCGGGAATCCAAGTATCCTTAGACTACAATGAATCTACAAATACGGGTACATGGTATAAGCTAAGCGACCATGGAAGAAACCCCATAGGCATTCAGTATGAACTAGTTCAACAACAGCAAAGAATGGCAAATGGAACAATGCGTCAATATGTTGTTGCAAGAAAGTTTAAGATTACCGCCGATTGGAAAGACTTGCCAACACTTGACTCAAATGTAGTTGACTACTCGGCAAGTCAGTATGGACCATTTGGTGCAGCATGGATAAGATCATTTTATGAAAAGAATGCATTCTACCCTATTTGGGTTAAGCTAACTGTTGCACAAGATACAGGTTCTTTAAATTCAAATGCTTTGCTTCCAGATCCCGCCACATATCAAGACTCGCTTGGAGTAACTAATAGCGGATTGCCAGGAGACAATAATACAAGCGGCACCACAATATATAATGCTTTTATGACTACTTTTACATATGATGTAACAAAAAGAATGAATCCGTCAGGTTCAACACAAGGATACGATTACGTAAACGTTAAAATAGAATTTACGGAGATTTAATGCTATCCGTAAATACAGACATTCAGAATTATCTTAATTCAAATTCAATTCGTGTGCTCCCGCATGTATCTGGGGAATGGAACTATAATTTAATTTATTCTCCGTATGCAACATATTCGGGAACTGGTAAAGGCCCAACAACTGCAAAAATTATGAACCCAGCATCTTGGAATTTTGCAGGTAAGACTAGCGTAGTATCTTCAACAGCAGGCAAAGTTACAAGCACTTTTACAGGCAAGACAGCTCTAGAATTTTTAGTATCAACAACCACAAATGCAGCAGGAGCATTGGATACAAGTGACACAACAAATTTTAATGGTTCTGCAAGCATAAACATATCAACGGGTGGTTCTGTAAATAAATGCTATAAGATTGTATTCCTTGCAAGATCACTTGATAATAACAGAATTAATCTTATTGCACAAGGTTCAAGTGCGGGTACACAATTAAGCGGTACAGCATCAGTAGAACTTGACAACCTAGATTGGCAAAAAGTAGAGTTTAAAATAGGTCAAAAGCCAACTGATGGAAACTTTTCAAACTTTACATTGACCCTAGATATGGTTAACTCTACACTTAGTTCAACAGGAAACTGGGGGATACTTGTAGATCAGATACAGATTTATGAAATTACATATTTTGATTATCTATACGGAAACTTATGGGATACAGATAGCGTGTTTCACTGGTTTAGACCAGGTGATAGCTTTGTAAGATCTGGAAATTCTTCATTGCCAGATTCGGCAGTAGCAAGAACTATTGCTGCAACTCCGTCAGGATGGAATAACTCTGCACCATGTAGTGCAATGGTTTACTCGCCAAGAGTACTTTTTTCAGCTGCACAAAACGCAATATATAAAAACGGAGTTTTAAGCCCATTCTCACAATATAAGTATTTTGTTTCAGAATTGCCAAATGGCTCAACTTCAATAGGAGCAACATATCAAGAGCTTCTTGCAACTAATAAGATTGTTTTAAAGTTTAACGTAAGTCAATCCATTCCAGACAACATTGTAGTAAATATTTCTAATAGCACTACTAATGTAACTACTGCAATAGCCGTACCCTCAAGCTGGATTTCAAGCTCGGGTGTTTGCGTACTATATTGGAACGGATCAACGTGGTCAAACACAAAGTGGACCTGGTCTCCGAATACAACTTCTGGGATGCCATTTATAGGCCCTCAAGGAGAGATTCAGGTATATTCGGGCGGGAGTTTAGTAAATGGCTACCAATATATAGATAGTATCTCTGTAACCCAATTATCTTCAACCCCAGTAAATAACTATATAGGTCTAAAGACAAGCAATCCAAGTGCATATAATGAACTTACTAGAATGCAGGTAATTGAAGTATCCCCTAGAATGGAGATTGATTTATCCTCGTTTGTTCTTGATTTTGATATAAAGAAAGAGCTAGATAACTCTGGTACCCCGCTTCCTATATCTTCAATGTCAGCAAATTCTGCTACGGTTTCTTTTTCTAACATACCGCTGATTGGCCCAAATAACTATCCACTTTCAGTATTTTCTAATGATGCTAATTCATCACAATATATATCACCGCTACAAGGAATGATAATTAAAAACATCAAGCTTTACCTAAACTATTATCTGCCAGAAAAAAGCAATTATGTAATTCCTTCTGGCGTGGTTTATGTTGATAGTTGGGATAACACAGATATTAAGGTTGCAAAAGCAAACTGCTACGATATTATAAAGTTCTTGCAAACATTACCTGTTGCTGACTATGTATCTCAATCTCAAAGCACAATTAATATCTTTACTAACTTAATGGATACCGCTGGGTTTACGGATTATGATTACGATAGCTTGCTTTCAGTTCTTTCAGATTCAAATCAGCAAGTTGTAACGAACTACTTTTTTGCTGATAATGCAAACAAAACTGTTTATCAAATACTTCAAGAAGCCTTCCTAGCTTTTCAGGTTGGTTGTTTTATTGATGAATATGGAATTATGAGGTTCTTAAACCTTAACCAAATTATTTCAAATGATACACCATCAAAAAATGCTGATGGAACATCTCTTGCAATTGTTGATAAAGATGTAGTTATAGATACTTATAACGAAAACATTAAAACTAAAATTGGTAAAATATTAATGCGTTACCGTGCGCCACAAATTAAAAGAAGCATTGGGCTAGGATCTAGCACCACAACACCTACAAGCATTTTGCAGGTAGCGCCAGACATTATCTGGCAACAAGATTCCGAGGACCTGGTTCCATTTAACATTCTACAAAATGATATTTCAAGTGTTTCTCAAAATTATTATACAACACCACAAAGTTCTTTTGACAACTTGTTCCTTACAACCGTGCTGGGGCACAAAGGATATTGTGTCATTGAAGGCGAAGTAATGTCATATGGAGACATGGAAGTTATTATTTCAGCAACTGACACAAATGGAGTAGTTGTAGCATCAGAAACAGTTTATGTAAAAGATCAAAATGACTTAACTGCAAAAATAGCTCAGTTTTCTAACCAGTACGGGTTGGCGAATGTTACTTCAAATTACACGGGCAGATTTGTAAATGTTTCAAGAGGTTTGTTTGGTACAGTAGCAAAAACACATAAGATTATGACAAATGCCAATAAAGAATATTCTAACAAATTCTATACAAGAACGCTTTCTCCAAACTCTTCTACCATATCAGTAACTTCAGATCCATCAGTTTCAACGGTTATCAATGTTCCGACTTTGGGCGCAAATATTAAGACTATGGTTTTTGCAAATCAGCAGGATGCTGGATATTCAACATACTCTGCAAACTTTAGGTTGCCTCAATCATCAACAGATATAAGCGGAGGAATCTTCTTTAACTGCTCTGGAAACACTTCGCTATCGGGCAATACATATTTTATTGAAGTAGCGTCTAGCCCTTCATCTAAAAATAATGCAGAAAGAACTTATAAATTATATTTTTATGAGTTGGATTCTTCGGGCAATAAAACATCTTTGTTGACTAAAACAAGCTTAGATGTCACTTCAGCTATTACAAACTATATGATTAATGAACCAGATGACTCTTTGTATCAAGGATATGTGGGGGGATTTGTAAATATAAAGTTTGTAAATACTCCAGGCAAAAGAGTTATCTATGTAAACAAAACAAGATTTATACTTGATCAACTAACATATACTGATCCTAAATCAAGTAAAACAACAATAACAAACCCAGGATACTTTAACGCTGCCGTATCTTTATTAATGCCTTCAAGTTTTCAAAATACTAACTTTGGCTTCTTTACAAATACTACAAGTTCTTCAACTACAACGGTAGAGCTATCTACAGTTTATGCAACCGAAAGCCCAATTGATGATATTGTTGATTATTATTTTCAAACTAAAGATTTTCTTAATGCTATGGTTGCTGGTTACAATGTAACTGAAAAGAGCTTCTTTGCACAAGCAAGACCACAGATATTTGGAATTAACTTTTATGATGTACAACTAGCCTTAACACCATCCCTTGGAACAGATATATTTAAGGCAAACTATTTGTTTACATATTATCCTAACAACGATCAATCGCAACCTCCTATAACCTTAAATGTTCCAGACTATGCCCTTTCATATTCTAATGTTGCCTCAACAGGATTTAGAGCTAAGTTTGCTGTAGCCAACGCAAGCAATTACTCTGTGTATACAATGACTGGGCCAGAATTAAAACAACTTGTAGATTCCGCCCTTCTGTTATCTTCAAGAGGTGTTACAGTTTTAACTCCACAATTAACAATTGAAAAAGTAATTAGTCCGCAAAATGTTAATGAAGTTGTAGAACTACAGTCAGACTGGATTCAATCTGCAGATGCAGCAGATAGCATATTAAAATTATTATCATATTCTGCAGATTCTTTTAGTAGAGATATTGTTATAAATGTGTTTGGCAAACCACTTATACAGGTAGGCGACGTTTTGACTTTGCATTACAATTTAAAAAACATTGGTAATCCAAATGACAGTCTTGCAGACATAACATTTTTTGTTCAAGGTGTGGAGCAAGCCTGGGCAAACGGAGGTATTACAACAACTCTAACATTGAATCAGATAACTTATAATGGAGTAACAAGACAGTCTTTGAAAAATTATTATCCACAAACAAGCTATCTTGCACAACTTCCAAAGCCAGTTAAAGTCACTCCAACAACTGGCTCAGACTTAGGTGGAACAAACGTAACAATTACGGGAACAAACTTTCTTTCAAACTCTACAGTATATTTTGGTAAAAATGCAGCAACAAATGTTACATATGTAAATAGTACAACTATAACTGTTACAACTCCTGCCACAACAATTCCAGGACCTACAACAATATCAGTTGTTGCAAACGGCGTCACGGGATCGTCTGGACCAATATTTACTTATACAGTTCCAGCACAACAAATACAGACGGTATCAAATCTATCAGCTACGCTTGGCACGTACAACTCATCAATTTTTGCATATCCTTTAAACATAACTTGGAATGTAAGTAGCACGGCGGGAAGTCAGTATAACGCCTTTAATCTAGAAATAGATGGTCCAGTATCTAAATATACATATTCAAATGTTGGAGATACTATAAAGAGTCAGAATACCTATACAACACCTGCCGCATTTTATTTTGGAGATCAATTAACTATTACGCTAACTCCTTTATATATTGATGGTAATGGAAATGTAAATAAGGGTACTGCTGCAACATATGTTTTAAATACAATACCTCAAAATATAGGACCTCAACAACCAGCGTTGGTTGCAGGGGATTTTACAGTAGCAGCAAGCCAAAATCAGTTCGGAAGCATACCATTGGTAGATGTAACTATAGGTTATATATTAGGAGCTAATACTACTTATACTCATGGATATTTAACCAATCCATCAGGAGGAAGTGCAACTGTTGTTGCAACAGGAAACGCAAATCAAATAACTTTCAGTGGTATATCCAGTAACCTGGGCAATGTTACATTTTATGTAACTGGTGTAGGTTCATCTTCTGAAAGTGCTGCAAGCTCAGAAACAATTAATGTAACAAGTGGCACATCAACATCAACAAATAACGGTTTGCTTGCACCAGTTATTACAAATTTAACCACAAACATTATTAATGGTAAATCAGGAACTGTTTCAGTAGAAATACAACCCACTAGCGGATCAAAACCTTTGCAATATTCGTTAAACCATATTTCTGGAACTGTGGCTTCTTCAAGCAATTTGCCAGTAACTGATTTGTATCCAGTATCTCAACTAACCACATTACCTGATAATAATTTGCTAATAACAAGCTCTTTAATAACAAATTTGGTAGGGAGCACATATACATTTTATGTAGATGCAATTGATTCAACGGGCGCAGTATCTTCGTCAAGCAATAATTTAACAGTATCGGTACCTGCTACATCTATAAATGCTACAGGTGTTTCAAACACTGGATACCTAGACTGGACAGTTTCTTCAAATATATTTGATAAAATAACTATAGTAGCATCAGCAGTTATTGGCAACACTACGGTTAGCGATACATTAACGAAATCGGGAAACAACTGGGTTTCCACAGCTGGAACAGTAATATCAACAGATGGGTCAAATTTTGCTTACCCAGCCTCTAGTTTGTTCAGTTCTAGCTCGTATGTATCATACACCGTAACGGGATACACTTCTGGAAAATCGGGCGGTACTTCAAGCGGTTATGGATATATGCCAGGAACAGTATCTTCAAATACCGTACAAGCTGCACCAAATATATTTTATACATATAATGCAGGTACTACCCTATGGAGCTGGCAAAAAGATGCAATGGTAAGCGGTGCTACATTTGTAAACTATACTTGGAACCTGTATAGCTCTTATGCATTTGATTCTAATCAACAACCTTATGGAACCGTTCTATATAGAAGTGGAACAGCTACTCAGCAATCTAATGGGTCATATGCGGTACAGACTGGTTATAAGAATTATTTGCTGGTAGTTTATATGCAATATACAGATGCGGGTAGCTCAACAGTTAAAAATGGACCTTCATCCTATAGTTTCTCCTCATCTGTCTAAAATGATATAATTGGGTGTACTGGAGAAAAATGACAAATCAACCAAAAAATAGTTATAATTATGAATTAACCACTAAACAGCGTGGTAAGATTTATATCTCCAAAACTGATGATAGATGGAAAGACCCTAAGAAAAGGGCGGTCCTTTACGCATATTACGGGGCTGGCAATGTAATTCCAGTTGATCCCGCCACATTAACTCAACTTGAGGGATCAGGTAAAACACTAGCAACATACGCACAAGAAAATTTTAGTCCACAAATAGCTGTAACTGATTCTGTTATTTCAACAAACATACCAGGGCTTGGCGGGGGAGTAATAAATATTGATCCTCCAACAAATCTATCAGTAGTTAGTACTTCATTAAGTACAGGGTCAGACGGATCCGCATTGGTAAATATAAATGTTAGTTTTGATGGATCGCCAGGTTTTACATATGATGTAGTTGCAGTACCAGCCTCAGCCGCATTAGGCCCAGATACAGTAACAAACGTAAGCGCTACAACCTCTGGACTAACTTTTAATGTTAGTTGGACTGGTGTTTCAAATGCTTCAAATTATGTCATTTCTGCATCATCAGGATTGTCAACTTATTATTCTGCAACCCCAGTCACTGG